CTCAGAGACAGACAACTTGATGTCGATGTAGCTCTTGACTTGCTCACCAGATGCCACGACGCGCTCGGCGATCTCGCCCAGCTGCTTTTGATCCCAGGTGATTTTTTTGGGAAGCTCAAACTTGATGCGCAACGATCCGTCGTTGATGTGGGCGGTACCAAAATCACGACCAGATGCCAGCAATGCGGCTTTGGCCTGTTCTTCGTAGCACTGCTTCAAAGCGGCATCGAACTTGGTACGTGCCTGTTTGAGCCACGCAATGGCTTTGTCCAGATTGACATCCACTTCAAGTTTTTGAGCGGGTGACAACTGGGCCAGTTGGCTCACGGACATCTCGGCGATGTCGGCAGGGAAAATGGTGAGATCAGTCATGGTCACAGCCCCCTTCATTGGTAAACCGAAGTGAAGGTGGAGTGGCGCGACACGCGGCGCTCGTAGGCTTCGATCTCAGAGATGAGATACGTGACCCGGGCACCCATCTTGCAAAAAATGGGACCCAATTTTTCTTGCCTCCAGCGGCGAAGAGTCTTTACAGAAAGGCCCCAGCGTTGGGACAACTCGTTCTCATTGATGGCGATGCGGATAGCGACGTTCAAAAATGGCCGGGTGACTTTCCGTCCAGGTTGAACATTTGAGACATGGTTTTTCACAGCGAGACTCCGTTTGTTTAGGAGCCTCTATTCGAATTCTCAGCGCCTTAGGCTTGGACGGGTTAGTTTTGGGTTTAGACCGACATTGCTCACCACTAGCTTGAACATGAAACAGAGCTAAGTGACTGATTCAAATAAGAAAACTTTTAACGTTTCGGTTATTTCGTTTTCGGTTATTTCGTTTATACTTACTTTAGCCTGAACTTTTTCCCTATGAGGTGACCAATATGAATGCTCTTGCCACCCCTAAAACCCTGCCTTCACCAGAGGACATCACGCTTGCCCGGGAGTCGGGGCGTGCCTTGTCGGCCGTGCTGCTAACCCGATCCGATACCCAGCAAATTGACTTTCATGACGAAAAAGGCGCAGTGCGCACTGTGCGCATCCCGACATCGGCCCTGCGTCTGCTGCTGGATGTACTGACTGAAATCGGGCAAGGCAATGCGGTGTCCATCATTCCAATTCATGCCGAATTGACCACGCAGGAAGCGGCTGACGTACTCAATGTTTCACGACCGTTCCTGGTGCAGCTGCTTGAGAGAGGTGAGATGCCTTTCCACAAAATCGGCACCCATCGCCGCGTGCGCTACCAAGACGTGATTGAGTACAAAAAGCGCATTGACACCGAGCGCCGTAAAGTCTTGGATGAGTTGGCTGAGGAGGCACAAGAAATTGGAATGGGGTATTGACTCCGATGAGTTCACACTTCACAGTTGTTTACGATGCCTGCGTGCTCTACCCAGCGCCGCTGCGCGATTTACTGATGCATCTGGCGCTCTCCGATCTTTTTCGGGCACGCTGGAGCAACATGATCCACGACGAGTGGATACGCAATGTTCATGCGAACCGGCCTGATCTCAGCCGTGACCGCCTGGAGCGAACACGGCTTCAAATGAATCACTCTGTGCGCGACTGCGTGGTCAGTGATTTCGAGTACATGATTTCGTCCATCAGCCTGCCTGATCCAGACGACCGCCATGTGGTCGCCGCCGCCATTCATTGCGGAGCGAGCCTGATCGTCACGTTCAACCTGAAAGATTTCCCGGACAGTGCGCTCAAGCCTTACAACCTTGCTGCGCAGCATCCCGACGACTTCATCGTTGACCTTCTGGATCTGCACCCTGCCGGTGTGCTGGAGGCCGCGGCCAGTCACCGACGGTCTTTGAAATCGCCGCCCAAAACGGCAGACGAATACCTGGACACCTTGCTCGCGCAGGGTTTAACTCAAACGGTGGCGGTGATGCGCCAATGGACTGTGGCCATGTAAAACGGCTGAAGGGAGAATTTATGGGCAAAAAGACCCTCACAAACGCACATTGCTTACTTGATCTGATTGAGAAGGCTCCAGTTTCGATACTCAAAATATTCAGCGGTCTTGCTGAATGCCAGGCACTGGTCAGAGGTTTCGACTGGTCTCAAAACGAGGCAGATTTATGCGCCAACCTGCTCGAACACATCAAGCATTTGCGCAAGGAGCAGCGCGATTCGGCCGAGCGCGAGGCCTTGCGGGTGATGCGTTTGGCTTCCGCACGCGGAGCGGCGATTCTCTCCACGGTTGCCGACCAACTGCACGACTCTGATCTTCAGAATGAATTTTTGGGTCAGGAGGGTGGCGAAATGGGGCGTGCCATCTGGATGCGCACCCACTCTGACGATACTGCGCGACTGTTTGATGTGGCCGAAACCATTCTCAACACTGGCGACATTCGCGGTAACAAGCGTTTATACGACGCCTTCGACGTTCCATGTGACGATGAACCGCCACCGTTCATCTGGAATGACACCGTCAAAAAAGAACTGGAAACACAACTGACCAAAGTGATGCGATTGGCAGAGCCGTGCGAGCTGGTCTATGTCCCGATGCTCGATTGCGACAAAAATGGCAACAGCAAGACAATTCATTTTCTGGTCGTGCGTTTTTCAGGTGATCAGGTTTCTGCCATTCAAATGGTGAACCGCAATCACAAGAGCTTTTTCTATTTCCCTGCACGCGATGCCACATTGGTCTACTCAGCGGATCGCAAGGTGGTCGAGGTCTATGCACACACCTTGTCCACCAGAGCGCCGTTGGCGGATGTTCTGTCAAAACACGGCTTCAAAATGCCGCTATCGAATCGGCCGCTGAATCGCTCGCGTTACGACTTATCTCCGTTTGCGCAGCCACTCAAAGATGTCAAGCCACAGATTGACGGGGCCAAGGTTGAACGACTTTATCTGACCGAGGCCAAGGCCTTGCTTCATCACGCCACCGATGCAGTCACCTTGCATATCGACAGCGGTGTCGACCTGCAAGATGTCATCGGCGGACGCTGGAGCTGTCATCCCTTCTCAGAACCGGGTGCCATTCTTGGTGTAACGCTGGTGGCAGATCTGATATTGGAAGGCGAAAAGGTCGAAACGCCACTGTCGATCAAGGTAGCTGAGCCCGGGCGTTGCAGTTTGCAGGGCGAACGCGATCCCCGCCTGCGTCGGATTGGAACTCAGTTGCTCGAAGCTTTGGGTGTGCTGAAGACCCTGCACCCGGGCTCTGGAATTGACGATCCCACGTTTATCAAGGAGGTTGCGCGCCTGCTGGAATATGCCACCAGTCCGATGGACGGCTTCGCCCTGGCACATCTGGGCATCAACATTGACCGTTTCGCAGATGAAGGCATTCTCATTGAAGCCGACCGCATCACTGAAAAAGTCGTGGATTGTGCCGATGGTGAGCGCTTTACGGTCAAGCTGGAACGCTGCGTTGACCCCGGGCAAGTTCACTACCTTGACCCACTTACAGGTTCCCACATCGTCCTGCCAGCTAAACACGCACGCCGCTGGAAAGTCGACTTCAACTGGCTGCGAGAGGAAATCGTTACCGCACTGGGGACGTCATTGCAGGGATTACGCGGCAAACGCCTTGATGATGAGCCAGTATTCCTTGGTGAAATCGATATCGACGGACACCTTGTTGCACTGTACTTTGCCACCAAAATGTCCAACGAGCGGCAGTACGCCAAAGTAGATGCGGCACTGCGGTTGCGGCCTCGAACAGTACCTGGAATCGTCCTGACCACAGCGGCCGTCCCATTTTCGTTTGCGGGCACGAATGTCATCGTTGCCATCGAAGATGTGCTGGCTGTGGATAAATCCACCACGGTTATTGACCAAGCACGGCTCAAGGTCGCGTATCGACATGGCCAGTTGGCTGCGATGGGTGGCACCAGCATCCACCTCAAGGTATCGTCAGACGGCCAGTCAGCCGTACTGCATCTTCCCGGCAAAGCACAATGGCGCATTACAGGTGTTGGGAAAATCAAGGTGTTACAACGGCTGGTAGATGCATTTGCCACTGGTACACCACACGTGAATACCAAGAAATTGATGGCGGATACGAACTGCGATTCACCAGCGAACCTTTTCCCGAAAACATCACCATGGAAAGACTACTTGGTAAGAGTCAACGGTGCTCGCGCTTGGCAGTTGAACCTGCCAATGTCCGACGATCCTGTTGACGACGGAGAGACTGCGGTTGCTATTGAATTGGAAGAGTTGGCGACCTAATTCACAGGTTAGCTATCAGGCGCGGTGAACGTCAAAAAAGGGCTCCAATTGCTCGGCGTTGCCCTGCGTTACCCATCGTCTTGGAAGATTTGAATCATGATTTGTGGGTCATTCAAATGCCCTTTGCAAACCATGAAACCAATCAAACTCATTCCCCCCGAACAGATGACAGCGCGCCAGCGCGCAGCCGAGATCACATCCATCCTGGCCGCAGCCATTGTGCGTACACATGCCTGTGGCCAGGCCGCGACAGATCAAAATGAAAGACAAGTTGGACTTGGCTTTATGCCCGACCAGCGCGTTCATACGAACCCCTATCACCTGAGGAGTTCCAAATGAATGACACCACCACTTCAGTGGCGGCCCAAGTGGCCACGCTGTCCAGCCTACCAATGCCAGACCTGTGGACATTGTGGGATCGATTTTTTAAGCGCCGCCCAGACAATCCCAACCGCAACTACCTGGAGTCGCGTGTGGCCTACAAACTCCAGGAGCAGGCGTTTGGTGGTCTACCCGCAGAGACGCAGCGCCGACTGGTCAATATCGGCATGCGCCACTCCAAGATCAAGAGCAGGCAGATTGCCCGTGACATTGAACTGGCACCCGGCACCGTATTGCTGCGTGAATGGGGCGACCGTGACCACAAAGTATCCGTAACCGCCGAGGGCACCTTTGAATATGAGGGCAAGTTTTTCAAGAGCCTCTCTGCGGTGGCGAGGCACATCTCTGGCACGCCATGGTCTGGGCCACTGTTTTTTGGTCTCAAAACCAACCGCAAGGAGGTGGCATGAATACCACCACCCAAATCGCATCACCCAAGCCGCGCAAGCGGTGCGCCGTGTATTGCAGGGTCTCGTCTGACGAGCGGTTGATGCAGGAATTCAACTCCATCGATGCGCAGAAGGAATCCGGCCAAGCCTATGTTGCCAGCCAACGCTCAGAAGGCTGGATTCCAGTGGTGGACGACTACGACGACCCCGGGTTTTCTGGCGGCAACACCGAACGGCCCGGACTCAAACGACTGATGGCGGACATCGAGCGCGGCTTGATTGATATTGTGGTGGTCTACAAAATTGACCGGCTGACCCGCAGCTTGGCGGATTTCTCCAAAATGGTCGAGGTGTTCGAGCGCCAGGGCGTTTCATTCGTATCCGTCACCCAGCAGTTCAACACCACCACGTCCATGGGCCGCTTGATGCTCAACGTGCTCCTGTCGTTCGCACAGTTTGAGCGGGAAGTCACCGGCGAGCGGATTCGCGACAAAATTGCCGCCAGTAAACGCAAAGGGCTGTGGATGGGTGGTGTGCCGCCCTTAGGCTACGACGTGGCCAACCGGCTACTGGTGGTCAACGAGACTGAGGCTGAACTGGTGCGGCGCATCTTTCGTGAAATGCTCACCATTGGGTCGCCAACGCGCATCGCACAGGGACTGGCCAGCGAAGGAATCACCACCAAAGCCTGGACGACCCAAGACGGTCAGGTGCGCAGTGGCACCCAGATGGACCGGAAGTACCTGTACAAGCTGCTGCGAAACCGCATCTATTTGGGTGAGTTGTCGCACAAGGGCAGCTGGTTCCCGGGCGCGCACTTGCCCGTCATTGACCACGGTCTGTGGGGGCAGGTGCATGAAGTGCTGGCGCGCGACCCGCATGTGAGGTCGGTCGACACGCAAACACGCGAGAGCACGGATGCACTTTTACGTGGATTACTTTTTGGCCCCAGTGGCGACCCGATGTACCCGACCTACGCCAGCAAGAACAAACGCAAGTACCGCTATTACGTCTCCAAGGCGGAGATGCGATTTGGCGCAGCGGACAAAACGCACGAGCGCATTCCGGCCGCAGAGGTGGAAGCTGCAACAGTCAACCAAGTCAAAACCGTACTCTCCAGCCCCGAAGCCATCACCGCCGTTTGCAAATCACTTGAACTGCAGGGTGTCCGGATCAACGAAGACGAGATCGTGATGGGACTTCACCAACTCGGAGAGGCTTGGGAGCAGCTGTACCCGGCCGAGCGCATCAGGATCGTCAAATTGATGATCGAGCGGGTTGATCTGGTCGCTGGAGGGTTGAAGGTGAAATGGCACGCCTTGGGCTGGAAGGAACTCATCAAAGAGTTCGCCGCGAAAGGCATTGGTGCGGAACTGGTGGAAACGGAGGCCGCATGAACGCCGACCTCGAATCCTTTGTGCCCCTCACTTATTCCCGGCGTGGCGTGCAGCGGTTGGCCACCACCAGTGCCGTGGCGCACGACACGACGTTTTTGGTCGGATTGAGTCGTGCGTTTTACTGGAAAAGCCTGCTGGATGCCGGTGTCATGAAAAGTGGTTCCGAAATTGCCAAAAATGAAGGCCTTCACCACTCGGTGGTGAACGAACTCATGCGTCTGACACTGCTGGCTCCGGACATCATCACGCAGTTGATGTCTGGCACACAACCACGGCGGCTGAACTTGATGTGGTTTCAGCGGAACCGGCTACCAGTGGACTGGCAGGCCCAGCGCACCATCATTGATGGCTTCAAATAGGAATCAACATGGCGAAAAATGACAGAGGCATGGTGACTGGTACGCCGGTCACGTACCAAATCCCAGCGCCAGCAGGCGGTGTGCAGATGGAGACGTTCATTCCGTGGACGTTGGTCAAACGCGGAGTACGGCGGCAAGTGATCACGCCAATTGATGCGCCAGAGCATTTTCAGAAGGAAGCGGTCGTGGAGCGAAGTGCGCGCAAACATGCCAAGGACAGCCCGTTGATTCGGGCGTTGGGGTTGGCGCACTACTGGCAGCGATTGCTTGACGAGGGCAAGTACCGATCACTGACGGAAATTGCTGCTGCTGAAGGCATGGACCGGGGACAGGCCAATCGGATTTGTCTATTGACCAGATTGGCACCTGAAATAATTCAATCTAGCATATCAGCGCATCCAGATGGGGCGAAGATGGACCCGTTGGCAAAAGCATGCCAGTCCGCAATTTGGAGCGACCAAACGTCGAGATTGAAAATGGGAAAGGAAGGTCGGCAACCCTATGCATAATTGCCCGGCGCGACTGCGCACAAGAAAATAACGATTGTCATCGCAGGGAGAGAAAAATGGCTCGGAAAAAGAAAAGTAGTCCAGCAGAGGACGTGATTGAACTGGTTGCCATGATGCCTTGGTGGGCCGGGTGTGTACTGGCAGTGGTGTTTTACGTCATGCTGCATCGTGTGGCTTCGCATGAAGTTACAACGTCCTTAGGCCCCGGACAAGCGGTCGACTTCGCAACGCAAAGCATCTGGAAGGCGATGGCAACCTTTGGACAGTACCTGCTGCCCTTTCTTTGCCTGTGTGGCGCGGCGATGTCTGCCTACGGGCGAAACAAGCGCCAGAAACTGTTGTCAGGTGTGGTGAACGCAAATTCAACCGACGCGTTGAACGCCATGAGTTGGCAGGAGTTTGAACTTTTGGTCGGCGAAGGCTTTCGTCAGCAAGGTTACCAAGTCACTGAAAACGGTGGCGGTGGCGCTGACGGAGGTATCGACCTGGTGCTTCGCAAAGGCGGTGACAAATTCTTGGTGCAATGCAAACAATGGAAGGCTTTCACTGTTGGTGTAACGGTGGTTCGCGAGCTCTATGGCTTGATGGCAGCCCACGGTGCGGCTGGCGGTTTCGTCGTGACCTCGGGGACTTTTACCGATGATGCCAAGTCCTTTGCCAGTGGTCGAAACCTGACCCTTATGGGCGGACCTGACCTAGTCCAGTTCATAAAGCGTGCGCAAGTCGCTCGCACAATAAAACCTGTCACAACAGCGGCAGTGATGGCGACGACACCAAGCCCGGTTAATGCTGTCCCAGCATGTCCGGTGTGCGGCAAGCCGATGGTCAAGCGAACAGCCAAGCGCGGTGGGTCAACTGGTAACGTGTTCTGGGGTTGTAGCGGCTATCCTGTGTGCAAAGGGACTCGACCTCTCGCATTGGCATAGGGCACCCCCAGAAGCAATACTAGAAGAAACCGCCATGAAAATTCGTCTCCTGTTAATTCCTGCATTAATCTTTGCAGCCGTGGCTACCACGCTTGGCTATGCGCAAAAGCTCCCAGCAGTTTCTCGAACAGTTTTTAAATGTCAGCAGGCCGGAAAGACGGTCTACTCAGATGCACCATGCCTGGGTGCCCATCAAATTGATGTGGAGCCAACGAGAGGGCTCAACCAAACTTCGGGCAAAAAAAGCGTTGGGACTGACGTCATTCAGGAGCAGTTCCGCGAGGCTTATGCAGATGCAATCAAACCTCTCACCGGCATGGATGCAAAGCAGCTCAGCGTACAGCATCGTCGTGGTCGGCTCAGCCCTGACGCGCTAAAAGAATGTCGCAGCCTTGATGGTGGCATCTCGGCAGCTCAGCAGGACGAGAAAAATGCGACACAGTCAGACCTGAAGGATGTTCAGATTAAGCTGTATCAGCTGCGCAAGAGGTTTCAGGAACTCGGGTGCTAAGTGTCAAGCTTTAGTTTGGGCTAGGTCTGCTCAAGACCAAAGCGGCTGTAGAACTATTCAAACAGCATGCTCCATACCAGTCATTGAAGATTGGATTTTGTCGGTTAGCAATAGGGTGACGATTTCGATAAAGTCGATACCAGCAACTCAATAAAAAATTCTCAGCTCATTAACCAACAGATCACCGCGCCCAGCCACCAGCAATTGCCCAGTCCTGAAAGATATGCACTGGGTCGCATACCGCATGCAGACCAGTTCGGTCCCGGTTGCCGATTTGTACGCCGTGGAAGCGCGTCCCGCCCTCGCGGGCGCCCTTGACCGCCGCAACCAAACTGGCAGGCGCAGGCCATTCGCCATCACTGACAAACACTACGTCCGCTTTTTTCCAGTTCTCGTCCTTGAGCCTGGCAAGCACTTTGGCCATCATTCCTGCCTCATCATTGCCGCCACCGAACGAGAAGCCCAGAAACTGAAGCAGCCGTCCCATGCCGTCCGATGACAGATCCAGCTCGTGCTCCAGCACTTGACCTGGCCCACTGTAAGCGTACAAAAAACAGCGGCGTTTTTCGGCATGCGCCGTGCGTAGCGCCTCCAGTACCAGCGCCTTGGCCACTTGTTCCGGTAGGCCATGCATGGAACCCGACGTATCCACCACCGCTAAGATCGGGCCACGCTCCGGGCGCGGGCGCTTGCCTTCGATTTCCTCAAAGCCCTCACGCTCCACTTGAATGCGTTCAATCTCGACACCCTCCACCCGATAGGTCAGCAGCGCCCGCTCGGAACGGCGGGCATGCCACAGCATGCGCAGCTTGGGGTGACCAAGCATCATGGCTTCTACCGGCAGCATTCGCGAAATTTCGCCGCTGCGTTCGAGCCCCCGCATTTCTGCCGGAATCAGGGGTGTACGCACTTCTCGGCGCTCTTCCTCGACGCGGCGTACCGGGACAAGAATCTTTTCCGCGATCGACTCATCCCCATCTGCCGCATGCAAACGTCCAAGGGCGCGGACGATGTCGCGTAATTGTGGCAATTGTTCAAGCAGCTTACGCAAGCGAAGCAGGTCGAGCCAGCCGGTGTGGCGCAGCACACTGCAGGATAGGTCCCAACCGCGCCCCATCATTTCACCCAGATCGCCGAACACGTCGGCAATAT